GCTGGAGCATTTGTTGAGTGTGGGTTCAAACCTGCTTTTGTTTTGATTAAATGTATAACAAACACTGGTAGTTGGTATCTTTTAGATAATAAAAGAGAACCTAATAATGAACTCAAAAAGTATCTTGTCTCTAACAGCAATGCTGCAGAAGTAACTGCTGGTAACTTTTTAGATTTTACTACTACAGGATTTAAGTTAAGAACAAGTGGTGGTGAAGTAAATGCTGCTGGGCAAACATATATGTTTATGGCAATTGCTGAAGACCAACACAAGTATTCTGAGGCTAGATAACTCTCAGTTATGTCAGATTATGAACACTACCTTGGAAATCCACTACTAAAAAAATCTAATGTTCCTGTAGAGTGGACTAAGGAACAAATTCTTGAATATCAGAAGTGCATGGAAGACCCATTGCACTTCATTCAGAATTACATTCGTATTGTATCTTTGGATGAAGGACTTGTACCATTTACAATGTTCCCATTCCAAAAGGATATGGTAGGAACTATTCATTCCAATCGTTTCACTATATGTAGAATGCCGAGACAGTCTGGTAAGTCCACGACTATGGTTTCGTATATTCTGCATTACGTTCTATTCAATCCAAGTATGAATGTTGCAATCCTTGCCAACAAGGCATCGACTGCACGAGACATTCTTGGTAGACTACAACTTGCATATGAGAACCTACCTAAGTGGTTACAACAGGGAGTTATGTCTTGGAACAAAGGTTCACTAGAACTAGAGAACGGTTCTAAGATTGTTGCATCTTCTACATCTTCTAGTGCTGTTCGTGGTGGTTCATTCAACATGATATTCCTAGACGAATTTGCATTCGTTCCAACAAACGTAGCATCAGACTTCTTCAGTTCTGTGTATCCTACAATTTCATCTGGTAAGTCTACCAAGGTGATTATTGTATCTACACCTAATGGTATGAACCTCTTCTATAAACTATGGACAGACGCAGAGAACAAACGCAACTCGTACAATATCATTGACGTACACTGGAGTGAAGTGCCAGGCAGAGATGATAAGTGGCGTGAAGAAACAATTGCAAACACTTCAGAAGAACAGTTCCAAAGAGAATTTGAATGTGAGTTCTTAGGTTCATCCAATACACTTATTCACCCATCCAAGATTAAGACTATGGCGTTTCAAAACCCAATCGAGTCTAATGCTGGATTGGATATGTATGAAAGACCTAAACCACAGAATACATATGTTATGATAGCAGACGTATCCAGAGGTACGAATAACGACTACTCAGCGTTCATTGTGTTCGATGTTTCTACTGTACCCTATAGGATATGTGCAAAATATCGTGACAACGAAATCAAACCTATGCTGTTCCCTAATATTATACATGATGTTGCAAAAGCATACAATCAAGCATATGTTATGGTAGAGGTAAACGATATTGGTGAACAAGTTGCGTCTGCTTTACAGTTTGACCTAGAGTACGAGAATCTTATCATGGCGTCCATGAGAGGACGGGCAGGACAGGTTGTAGGGGGTGGTTTCTCTGGAGGTAAGGCACAACTAGGGGTTAGAACCACTAAAGCAGTAAAGAAGATGGGTTGTTCTAATATCAAACAGATTATTGAAACAGACAAGTTAATCATCAATGATTACAATCTAATCAATGAGTGGAGTACGTTTATTCTCAAAGGACAATCGTATGAAGCAGAAGAAGGACACTGTGATGACCTTGCAATGTGTTGTGTATTATTTGGATGGTTGGTTCAACAGACTTATTTCAAGGAGTTGACAGACGATGACATTCGTGCTAGAATGTATGCAGAACAACAAGGACAACTAGAACAGGACATGGCACCATTTGGGTTTATGGACAATGGTATAGATGACCCACACGGCGAAACTGTTATAGATGAGTATGGACAGAGATGGAGTCCAGTAGTTCGTTCATATGATTCTAATTGGTAGAGAACTTAAAATCCCTACATAATATCAGTAATATCGTTTTCTAACTTGAGGTAGCAGTTTGCACAGACTACTTTGGATTTGTTGATTAGGTCTAGTACTTCTTTCCTAGAATCCTCGTTCAAACCTTTTCTCTTAGTTAGAGTACGGACTTTACCCTCATGGGGGTAGAATTGTAGACAGGCAGTTTCAGATTCACCACAGTATTCACAAGATTTAGGCCCAAGATATTCATTAACCCATATCTTTCTTGCCCGATAATTGCGTTTAGATACTTTCTTTATGGTATCTTTGTACTTTTGATAGAAGTCTGACATATGTTTATTTATATGTTACTGAATCTATAAAAACTGTTTTGAAGAAAACAATTATTATAAATATATTCGTAAGTTTGAGGAAACACAAACCTATTATTATAATGTATCCAATAAAGGAGAAAAAGAGATGGCATTTCAAGTAAGCCCTGGCGTTCTCGTAAAAGAGATTGACTTGACGAATGTAGTCCCTGCTGTAGCAACATCAATTGGTGCGATTGCTGCTGGTTTTGGTAAAGGCCCAGTAGAAGAAATCATTCCAATTAGTTCGGAGCAAGAACTATATCAAGTCTTTGGTAAACCTGACTCAAATAACTTTGAGAACTGGTTCACAGCCGCAAACTTTCTTCAATACGGTAATGCACTTCGTGTGGTCAGAGCAGATACTGCTGCTCTCAACGCAACTGCAAACGGCGCCGGATTGAAGATTAAAAACGATTTTGATTATGATACAAATTATGCTGGTGGACAAGGTTCTGTCGGTAACTGGGCTGCAAAGTTCCCAGGCACAATCGGAAATGGTGTTGCCGTTCATGTGTGTTCTAATGCAACTGCATACGAACAAACATTTGCTGGTAATGCTGGAGTATTAGGTGTAACAACTGGAACACCTGCTGTCGGTGCAACTACTGTTGGAGTTGATACTGGTGGTGGTTCTGCTGGTGACGGCGGTGGCGCTTATAACGTAGGCGATATCGTTTACTTCGGAGAAGCAGACGGTCAACAGTATGAAGTTACTGCAATTTCTACTGACAACCTAACTATCAGACAACTAGATTCAACTGGTGGACTAAAGACTGCCCTCGTTGCTGCGACTAATGTTCGTAGACGTTGGAAGTTCTATGACCTATTTGATGCTGCTCCAGGCACATCAACTTGGGCTGCTGGAAAGTCTTATGCTGGTGATGAAATGCACGTTGTTGTATTTGATTCAACTGGTGGAAACACTGGTTTTGATGCAGACGTTGCTGGACAGAGAACTAATGCAGTGATGGAAGTATATCCTTTCGTATCACAGGCAGGAGAAGCAAAGACACCACAAGGTGGAACTAACTTCTATGCAAACGTAGTGAACAGAGGTTCTGCTCATGTTCGTTGGATGGATCATGATGGTTCACTGACAAACGCTGGTACTTCTAATGCAACATATGCTTCAACTCAAACACACGCTGGTGTTATTGCATCTCCACTTACTGGTGGTACAGATGACACACCAACAGTTGGTGAGTTAGATACTGCATATCAGTTGTTTGTTGACCCAGACACAATCGACATCAATCTTGTTATGGCAGGTTCTTGTCCTGCTGGCACAGATGGTGTAACACACGCAACGATGATTATAGACCTGTGTGAGGCAAGAAAAGATTGTATTAGTTTCATCTCTCCAAGAAGAGAAGATGTTGTTGGTATAACAAGTGCTATCACTCAGACATCTAATGTTGTTGGTTTCTTTGACCAACTCGCAAGTTCGTCTTATGCAGTGTTTGATTCTGGTTACAAGTATATGTATGACAGATACTCAGATGTATATCGTTACGTTCCTTTGAACGGTGATATCGCTGGACTTGCTGCGAATACAGACAATGTTGCTGACCCTTGGTTTTCGCCTGCTGGTTACAACAGAGGACAGATTCGTGGTGCAGTTAAACTTGCATACAATCCTAACAAATCTCAAAGGGATATCATTTATCCTGCTCGTATCAATCCTGTCATTTCACAGCCAGGTCAGGGAACACTCTTGTTTGGTGACAAGACTGCTCTTTCAAGACCTTCTGCTTTTGATAGAATTAACGTGCGTAGATTGTTCCTCGTACTTGAGAAGGCGATTGCAACTGCTGCTAAATTCCAACTGTTTGAGTTTAATGATAACTTCACACAGGCACAATTTAGAAACCTAGTAGAACCATTCCTTCGTGACGTACAAGGTAGAAGAGGTATTACTGACTTCTCTGTTGTTTGTGACGGAACAAATAACACTGGAGAGGTGATTGATAGAAATGAATTCGTTGGAGACATTTTTATTAAACCTGCCCGTTCAATCAACTTTATTACACTGAACTTTATCGCCGTAAGAACTGGTGTCGAGTTTAGTGAGGTAGGAGGTTAATCATGGCTAGTATAGACAACTTCAAATCACAACTACAAGGTGGTGGTGCAAGAGCAAACCAATTCAGAGTAACAGTTACAACACCAGCTGTTGCAACTGGACTAGAAGGACAGTTTGAAAAAACATCATTTATGATTAAGGCTGCACAGTTGCCTGGTCAAACCATTACAGAAATTCCTGTAAACTTCAGAGGTAGACAATTGTATATCGCTGGTGACAGAACTTTCGAGACATGGAATACTACTATCATCAATGACACAGACTTCTTTGTCAGAAATGGTATGGAATCATGGATGAACGGTATTAACGACTTGGACGATAATCAGGGTGTTGACAACATGGCACTTTATGTTGCTGACCTCTTTGTTGACCAATTGGGTAGAGATGGTAAAATTCTAAAGTCTTATACCCTCAAGAATTGTTGGCCAACAGTTATTGCGCCAATTGACTTGAACTATGATACTGTAAGTGAAATTGAAACCTTTGATGTTACTTGGAGATACACTAGTTTCTCTGCAAGTAATTTAGCAAACTAGTTTTACAATCCTACTAAATAGTAGGGTAAAATTAGGAGACTTAATATTATGGCTGAACTTTTTGGTTTCAGAATCACAAAAGCAAATCAGGGTGGGAGTAGTGATGGTTTCACTGCTCCCTCTACTGACGATGGCACCCTTGATGTAGTATCAGGTGGTGGACATTATGCGTCCGTCCTTGATATGGATGGTCGTGAAAGAAATGAAGTAGATTTAATTAGACGATATCGTGATATTGCACAACAACCAGAGTGTGATAGTGCTATTGAAGATATCGCAAACGAATCAATTGTCTCTGACGAAAGAGGACAATCGGTTGCAGTTAGTCTTGATAGACTAGACCTTTCCCCAAAAATCAAATCTAAAATTCGTGAAGAGTTCAATGAGGTCTTGCGTTTGCTTGACTTTGATTCAAAAGGACATGACATTTTTAGACGTTGGTATGTGGATGGAAGGATTTACTA